TTACATATAACATTTAATAGAAGAATATTATATGATTACTGAGATTTACAATGAACTAAAACTTTTATCAGAAGAGGTACTTGAAGAGGGTGTATATGACCCAGGTATTCTCAAAGCAGTTTTCTTAGCAGGTGGACCTGGTAGTGGTAAAAGCTACTCAGTAAATCAAATTTTTGGTGTTGACAATATTATGAAGGGAACTAGCGCACTTGGGTTAAAGGTGGTAAATAGTGATCCTGCTTTTGAACAACAACTAAGAAAGGTTGGAGTTAGTCCTCGTAAACTATCACAGATGACCGATAGGATATTTCAATATTATACAACTCGTCCAGACTCACCAAGAGCAAAGGCTAAAACTGTTGTAAAGAAACTCCGTAACATTTATGAAACAGGTAGACTTGGATTAATCATTGATGGTACTGGTAAAGACTATAATAAAATCGCAAAGGACAAAAAACGTTTAGAGGCTCTTGGTTACGACACCGCTATGGTATTTGTAAACACAAGTTTACCAGTAGCTCTCGAACGTAACAATAAAAGAGATCGTGTACTTCCCGAAGATTTAGTTAAAAAGGGTTGGGATTCTGTACAACAAAATATGGGTAAGTTTCAAACTCTTTTTGGAGGTCGTATGTTGATCGTTGACAATAGTGAGATTGGAAACTTTCAAAAGATGCACGCTAAAAAGATTAGTGCAGCAGAACGATTTGTAAAATCACCCGTGAAGAACCCAATTGGTAGACGTTGGATTGATAATCAGCTCAAACTGAAAAAAATAAGCGATAAATAATATGAACTTAGGGGAATATCTAGCACACCAACTTATTGAGGTTCAAAAGGCTGGGGATATAAAAACAATTGTTGCAATTTATGGTGGTCGTTTTCAGCCAATGGGGACTCATCACGCAAAAACTTACAAGTGGGTTGCTAGTAAGTTTGATGATGCTTGGGTTGTAACAAGTGATAAAGTTCAGTTACCAAAGTCACCACTCAACTTTAACGAAAAGAAAAAGATTATTAATAAGCACGGAATTCGTAAAGTTGCTAAGGTAAAAAACCCATATCGACCCACAGAGGTGTTGGATAAATACGACCCCGAAACAACTGCTGTTGTATTCATAGTTGGTAAGAAAGATCAAGAACGTCTTGGTGGTAAGTTTTTTAGACCTTGGAAGGGAGTTGCAGAGGTTGGATACCGAGATGGTGCATATACAATGATAGCCCCACACGTATCCTTAAACATACCTGGTGTTGGAGAAATGTCGGGTACAACTATTCGTCAAGCACTTTCCCAAAACCCCGACTCACCCGAAGCTAAAAAACTGTTCAAGGGTATTATGGGTTGGTATGATGCCAAACTTCATAAAATGATTTCAAGTAAATTGTTTGTAAATGAAATCGTAAAGTTATTTATAGACAAATATGATTTTTCATTCTTAAAAGAAATTTCCACCACAGCTGACGCACCACTCGGTGATGTTGATGATGGTCCTCAAACTTGGTATAAAAATCTAAATCAATTTAAGGGTGCTACAAATCATGTTGCACAAAAACTTGGTATGAATGTATTGAGTTATTTAGGGATTGGTGATTTTGATAGTGATGGTTATCCTGAAAAGTATGAACCACCAAGTTTCTTCCAAGCAGGTGATCAAGGTAAGACAAGTGCTACTAACACAAAGGATTTCAAAAGTGATAAAGCATATCGTGAGTGGTTAAAGTATATCACTAATTTAAGTAACATCTTGGGTATGGAGTTTTTAAACTTCTTGGATGCTGATGTTGTGAAATATTTTGATGATACAGAAAATGCTCCTGAACTTCAAGGTGGTGGTTTAGATAAAGCTATTGATGATTTATTAGGTGAGGGTCTTCTAATAGAGGGTGGTGCATATGGACATATGTCTCATCCATTCGATGACAACAATCTAACTTTTGGTGATATAAAGAACATTATCAGATTATCTCTTCAAGGTAATCTAAGTATGGAAAAGGTAGCTACTGAAAAAACAGATGGTCAGAACTTATTTGTATCGTGGAAAGATGGTAAGTTAGTAGCCGCTCGTAACACAAGTGATTTGAAAAGGGGTGGTATGGATGCTAAGGCTGTTGCAGCTAAGTTTGCAGGTCGTGGTAATATTGAGAAAGCATTCAATTCAGCTATGAATGATTTATCAAAAGCTATTGGTTCACTAACAGACGCTCAAAAAGAAAAGATATTCGCTAATGGTGGTAATTGGGTAAATATGGAAATTATATACCCACCATCAGAAAATGTTATTTCATATGACGCTCCATATTTACAATTCCACAATGTATTGAGTTATTCAGGTTCCACTCCAACTGGTGAAGTTATGGATGGTGCTAGAATGTTAGCTGGAATGGTAAAGCAAATAAATAAAAATTTACAAAAGAGTTTTTCAATCATAGGCCCAAACCCACTAAAGATAAAGGCTAATCAAGATTTCACACAACGTCAATCTTATTTCATAAAAAAACTTGATAAGTTAAGAAATAAATACAGACTAAGTGACACATCTACTTTAGCTGAGTATCATCAATCTTGGTGGTCTGATTACATAGACAAGAACTTCAAAGGTATTGATCAGTTCGGTAAAATGGGCTTGTTGAAGAGATGGGCTTTTGGTGACAAGAGTTTCCGTTTAAATAAACAGAACATCTCAGATGAAACCCTTCTAGCAAAAGCTATAAAATTCGATAAGCAAAATCATCAAGACCAAATCAAGAAAAATATGTTCCCATTTGAAACACTTATTTTTGAACTTGGTGCAGAGGTCTTGAAAAATGTGGAGGGTTTCTTGGCAGTAAATCCAAACAAAGCTATTCAGAACATCCGTAAACAATTAGCAAAAGCTATTAGTGATGTTCGTAGGGGTGGTGATTTGAAAAAACTAAAAAGAGTAGACCAACAGTTAGCCAAGATAAAGGCTATTGGTGGTTGGAATACCATAGTTCCATCTGAGGGGCTTGTGTTTATTTATAAGGGAAATACTTATAAATTGACTGGTGCTTTCGCACCCATAAACCAAATAACAGGATTGATGAACTTTGATTAAAAATAATAGTTATGAAAAAAGGTATAAGTGAAAATAAAGTAAAACGAATGCGAAATATAGTTAGGGGAAACTATACTGATAGAACTCGTATTCAGTCTGGATATACCAAGGTTAGTGTTGAGTATAAAGAGGGTGATGTTTGGGAAGAACGTGGTAAGTCTTGGACAATTAAGAATGGTATCAAGCAAAATATCACTAAGTTAGACCAAGCTCGTAAAAAAATAAAAGTTCCATTATCTTGTCCAAAGTGTGGTGGTGAGATGAATCATAATCTTTCTAAATATTATTGGACAAAACTAGGTATGTGTAAAAACTGTGCAGTTAAATTTCACACTAGATTGAAGATTGATGGTAAGTGGGATGAATATGTAAAACGTATACAAGATGATAATTTTGAGTTTTACATAAACGAACTAAAAAAAGAATACGAAGATTGGTTACAATCAGTAGATTCTAAATACATAACTGAAGCTGGAATAGTTGAAGATTGGTCTGGTGGAAAAACAAAAAAAGAGTTGTCGAAGGGTTTCGAGGAAGAATTAAAAAAATTAGAAATTAAACATGGCAACCCAAAAGGAACTGATAGAGAAACTAATTGAAGAAATATCTGCAATTAAAGGGACTTCTAACGGACGAAATACCGAACTAGAAGTTATAAATAAGTCAATAGACGAGTTAAAACAAGCGGTTAGTAACTTGGAATATAGACTATTAAACCCAGATGATGGTATTATAGTTGAAACCAATAAAAACACTTGGTATCGTCGTGAGCATGACAAACGTAACGAAACTTATGATGAGGCCTTACGCCAAATTGAAGTCATAAAGATTTGGAAAGATCAGGTTCAAAAGGCTTTATTTATACTATACAGTGCCGTTGTCGGTATGATCATAAAAGTAATAACGGAGTTATTTAAATCATGAGTATATTTATAATAGTAATAGTTTCTGTTTTGGCCGGATTTGGTATCTCTAAGATATTTACCGGTAATACTTTCGATAAAAAATTTGTTTTTTGTGATAAAGAACAAAAGTGGAAACTAATAGACGTATCGAAAAAAGATTGAAACTAATAGACAAGGAGTAGTTATATGGTAAGTGATTTAATCACGGGAGCAGGTGGAGAGCTTTTAGGTAAAGTAGGTGGTATCGTAGATGATTTAGTTACCACTAAAGAGGAAAAGCTCTCATTAAAGGCTGAGATGAAAGAAATGATTCTCAAGTCTGAGGAACAAGCGGCAGCTCAAGTAACCGCTAGGTGGGATTCTGATATGAATTCCGATAATTGGTTGTCTAAGAATATTCGACCAATGGCTCTTATCTTCTTCACGATTGTGTTTGTTATTATTTCATTCTCTGATGGTAACATTGGTTCTTTTGCAGTAAAAGAGGCATACATACCAATATACCAAACAATCTTATTGGCAATCTATGGTGCATATTTTGCTGGTAGAACTTTTGAGAAATACACAAAGAGTAATAACATCACAGATGCCGCAGTTGCAGACATTGATAGGCGTACTCGGAAAAGAAACCGTAAAAGACGCAACACCGAAGAAGACATTTAAACTAATCTTATGAATTCCCCTTCTCGTCAGAACCTCAAAAAGATAATACTTGCTGAGTATAAAAAGTGTATGGATGACCCCATATACTTTATGAGAAAATATTGCCACATCCAACACCCGATAAAGGGTAAGATGTTGTTTGACCTATATCCATTTCAGGAAAACGCATTAAGGATGATTCATGACAACAGATACCTTAATATCCTAAAGTCTCGTCAGCTTGGTATCTCAACTCTCGTAGCAGGTTACTCACTTTGGAAAATGACTTTCCAACAAGACTTCAACGTGTTAGTTATTGCTACCAACCAAGATACAGCCAAAAACTTGGTAACCAAAGTACGAGTTATGTATGATTACTTACCGAGTTGGTTAAAAGAAAAACACGCTGACCACAACAAGTTATCACTACGATTACAGAATGGTTCACAGATAAAAGCAGTTTCATCAACGGGAACTGCTGGTCGTTCTGAGGCTCTTTCATTGTTGGTGTTTGATGAGGCAGCGTTCATTGACAAGATTGATGATATTTGGACATCAGCTCAATCTACCTTATCTACGGGTGGTCGTTGTATTGCACTTTCCACACCAAATGGTACTGGTAATTGGTTCCACAAACAATGGGTATCTGGTTTAGATGGTACTGGTGAGTTTGAAACTCTAAGATTACATTGGACAGTTCACCCAGAACGTGACCAAACTTGGAGAGATGAACAAGACAAACTTCTTGGTGAGAAAATGGCAGCACAAGAATGTGACTGTGATTTCGTAAGTTCTGGTAATACTGTTATTGATGGTAATTTAATTAAATGGTATGAGGACACCCAAGTAGAAGAACCTATTGACAAACGTGGCCCTGGTGGTGACCTTTGGGTTTGGGAGGTTCCCGACTACACAAAAGACTATATGTTGGTAGCGGACGTTGCTCGTGGTGATGGTAGTGACTATTCAGCATTTCATGTAATTGATGTTGAAGAGTGTAAACAAGTAGCTGAGTATCGTGGTCTAATCGGTACAAAAGATTTCGGTAATATGATGGTTAATGTAGCTACCGAATACAACAACGCACTTCTTGTAATTGAGAATGCAAATATTGGATGGGCTGCTATACAACCTGCTATTGATCGTAACTACAATAACTTATATTACACATACAAACACGAGGGTGTTACTGATTCGACAGTTCAACTTCAAAAGGGATACGACATGAAGGACAAATCCCAAATGACACCGGGGTTTACAACTTCTGCACGAACACGACCACTTTTAGTATCAAAACTTGATATTTATACAAGAGAGAAATCTGTTACCATTCGTTCAAAAAGATTAATTGATGAGTGGTACGTCTTTATATGGAAGGGTAGCAAATGTGAGGCTCAAAACGGATATAACGATGACCTTACAATGTCCTTTTCAATTGGATTGTTTGTTAGAGACTTTGCATTGAAACTTAGAAACGATGGTATTGAGTTAAATAGAAAAGCACTTTCAAACTTTACAAATGGTTCTTCTGGTCTTTATAATTCAACACAGACTAATAAAAACAATTGGTCTATTGATATAAACGGGACTACGGAAGACCTTAATTGGCTTTTATAAATAAATAAAAATGGCAACTGATAAATCTTTTTTTGGTAGGCTTAAAACTCTGTTTTCAACTGCTACATTCACAGTTAAGGATAATGGTGAGGTAAATGTAGTTGATATCAACAAACAACAAAGTCAGAGTAAATTGGCTACCAACCGAATTATTGACAGGTATAACAAACTGTGGAGTAGTTCACAATCGTATGGTTATAACCAACAGAGTAGTTACTTCACTCAACGTCTCATCTTATTCGGTGACTATGAAGCAATGGACTCCGACCCAATTATAGCTTCAGCACTTGATATCTACTCAGATGAAAGTACAACTAAAGATGAGTATGGTGACATACTCACAATCCGTAGTTCAAAAACTGAGATTGAAGAGAAGTTAAACAATCTATTCTATAATGTACTCAACATTCAGTTTAATCTTTGGATGTGGATTCGTAATATGTGTAAGTATGGTGACTTTTACCTAAAACTTGACATCACAGAAACACTTGGTGTAACTAATGTTATTCCAATTTCTACATATGAAATGATTAGGGAGGAGGGTGTTGATCCTGAAAAACCCGAATATGTTAGGTTTAGGCAAGACAAAAGTGTTGGTGGTAACTATATGGGAGCTTCCTCTGCTGGAAGTATGATGTACTATGAGAATTACGAAATAGCTCACTTCAGACTTATTTCAGATGCTAATTTCTTACCTTATGGTAAATCCATGATTGAGAACGCTCGTAAAATTTGGAAGCAAGTAACCTTAATGGAAGATGCTATGATGATACATCGTATCATGAGAGCACCGGAGCGTAGAATCTTTAAGATTGATGTTGGTAATATCCCATCAAATGAAGTAGAACAATACATACAACGTGTTATCAATGAAACCAAGAAAGCACCATATCTTGATCGTGATACGGGACAATATGATCTAAAGTACAATCTAACTAATATGATGGAGGATTACTATCTTCCAGTACGTGGTGGTACTACCGGAACCGAAATTGATACCCTAAGTGGTATGGAGTGGACTGGTATTGATGATATTAACTACCTTAAAGAAAAGATGTTTGCTGCTCTAAAAATACCTAAAGCATTTTTAGGATATGAAGAGGGTGTGGAAGGTAAGGCTACCTTAGCAGCACAAGATGTTCGTTTTGCTAGAACCATCGAACACATACAAAAGATTGTTGTTAGTGAGCTAACTAAGATTGCAATTGTTCACCTCTATTCTCTTGGATATACAGAGGGTGATCTTGTTGATTTCGAACTGTCACTTACAAACGCATCTACAATTCACGAACAAGAGCAGATTGAATTGTGGAATCAGAAAATATCACTTGCAGATCAGATTAAAAATAACCAATTATTATCTACAAATTGGATTTATAAGAATATATTTAACTTAACAGATGAAGATATTAAGAAAGAATCTGCTAATGTAGTTGAAGATACAAAAAGAGAGTTCAGACTTTCCACAATACAGAATGAAGGAACTGACCCAAAGAACCCACCAGCAGAGGGTGGTGGTTTAACTTCAGATGATGAAGATGATGGTGAAAAGGAACTTTCTGGAAGACCACCTGAAGGCCCAAAGTACGGAACACAAGATTCAGCTAGAGGTCGTGACCCACTTGGTGACGAAACTCGTCAACGTGATATAAAGAATCGTGATCGTGGTGTTACTTCTGAAGAGAAATACTACATGGTGAAGAATATGTTTGGTGATGATCAACCCGAAAATGTAAGTAGTAACGGGTTACTTAATGAAGATAATATAATCGGTAATAACTAATTATAATTATTTTTGATATACTTATATAGTAGGGTGATTTGTATATGAGACATAAAAAGTACAAGAACACTGGCATTATATTTGAATTGCTGACACGACAGATAGTTTCTGATGTGTTGGATGGTGATGATAATTCAAATGCTACGAAGTTAGTGTCTAAATATTTTAGAAATAATAGTGAACTTAGAAGAGAGCTTTTACTCTATAAGTCACTTTCAAATACGAAGTTTAGTAACGAGTCTAAAGCGAATAAATTTATAGATATCGTAATTTCCGAGTGGAAGAAATTAAACAAGTCAGAACTTCGTAGACAAAAGTATAATCTTATAAAAGACTTAAAAGAAACATACACAGTAAGTTTCTTTAAAACTAAGATTGATAACTACAAGTTAAATGCTTCTATATACAGAACATTTGATGACAATTTCACAACACCAGTTGATAAGATTAATACAAGATACACTATCGTAGAGAATATCGTAGAATCTTCACAAGTTAACGTGAGTAAACAAGATAGTGTCATCTCTGAGTACGAAAAGCAAGACAAAGACCTTAGACTTTTGAGTTATAATATATTACTTGAAAAGTTTAATGATAAGTATGGTGGTCTTGACAAAAATCAGAAAACGCTACTCAGACAATACATCAATAACATTTCTGATACACCAAAACTTAAAGATTACATCAATCGTCAATCTAAAGTAATTATTGGTGGTTTACTTGAACACATACCTAATGTTTCGGATAATGTTGTTCAGATTAAACTAAAGGAAGTAGTCAATCAGTTTAAAGCTGTAATTGACGATACAACTGTACGTGATAAACACATCGTTTCATTATTAAAAGGATACGAACTAGTAAAGGAACTCAAAAATGAAAAATCTTAAAGACTTAGAAAAGCACATCAAAGAAGTTGAAGAAAAGGAAGACGAAATCGGTGAGATTTCCGTAACTGGTGGTGGTGAAGCATACGATACCCCATACGCTTTCAAAAAGAAAAAGAAAAAGAAAGATGAGTCTGTATACAAGCAGATCGCATCATCCCTTTACTTAAACGAGAAGAATTTAGACCCAGTTGGTAAAGAAGATGATGACATTGACAACGATGGTGATAGTGATGAGTCCGATGAGTATCTGAGAAATCGTAGAAAGGTTATTTCTAAGGCTATAAAAAAGCAGGATGAATCAGTAAACGAAGCTAAGTATAAAGATTACAAGAAAGACGAATCAATGTCTTCTGCTAAAAAAATAAACTTGGCTATCAGAGAAGTAAATCGGAAGTTGTTTGAAATCGAAAGAATACTTGACCAATCTTACCGATTAAAAACTGAAGATGGTGTTGGTAAAACTGCATATACAGAAAAAACAAAACGTAACTTATACAAGATTAGCGAGAAGATGTATCGTATAAGTGAGAAACTGAGAAAATACTAAAAAAGAATTTTAATTATGTCAAGAAGTAATTTTCAAAAATATGGTCATCCTGGAAAATATGTCTCAGTTACTACTTGGACTGGTGGTCAGATAGACTTTACTGGTTCTGGTGATTTCATGGGTGGTGTTCTTGTTTCTGGAATCGAAAGTGACTATACTA